GCAACTATCAATCAAATTCGCCAATCATTCCAAATTCAAAAATTGTTAGAAAGGGATGCCCGTGGAGGTACTAGATATACCGAAATCATCCGTGCTCATTTTGGTGTTATTTCTCCTGATGCTCGCTTACAGCGTCCGGAGTATATCGGAGGTGGTTCAACTCCTATCAACATTAACCCCATCGCTCAAACATCGGGTACAAATGCTTCTGGTACGACTACTCCTCTTGGCAATCTTGCTGCTATGGGCACTGCCCTTGCTCATAAGCATGGATTTACCCAATCGTTCACAGAACACGGCGTTATCCTCGGACTCGTAAGTGTTCGCGCTGATTTAACTTATCAGCAAGGTCTCCAACGTATGTGGAGCCGCTCTACCCGTTACGATTTTTATTTCCCAGCATTCGCAACGCTTGGAGAACAAGCGATTCTCAATAAGGAAATATATGTTACTGGTAATACTACTGATGACGACGTATTTGGTTATCAAGAACGTTGGGCTGAGTACCGTTACTACCCTTCTCGCATATCTGGCTTATTCCGTTCTACTAGTGCTGGCACTATTGACGGATGGCATTTGGCTCAGAAATTTACAGCTCTTCCAACATTGAATAGCACGTTTATTCAAGATACACCACCGGTAAGCCGTGTGGTAGCTGTTGGAGCTGCTGCCAATGGCCAGCAATTCTTGTTTGATTCGTTTTTTGACGTTAAGAAAGCACGACCAATGCCAATGTACAGCGTACCTGGCTTGATCGATCATTTCTAATGTTTGGATCTATTGCTAACGCACTCGGTATAGGTGCTGGTGATGCTTTTAAAGGCATCACCGGAATAGCCGGGTCTTTGCTTGGTGGAGTTGCCGATATTTATGGCCAACGGTCTGCAAACCAAGCTAATTTAGATATGATGAATCAAGCGAATGCGTTTAGTGCGCAGCAATTCGCAACACGTTATCAAACAACGGTTAAAGACCTTGAAGCTGCCGGTCTTAACCCGATGTTAGCGTATGGACAAGGAGGAGGTTCTCCTCCTAGTGCTGTTGGTATTGCACAACAGACAAACCCTTACCAGCGAGCCGGAAATTACGCTCAACAAGCGTTAGGCGCTGCTAATACTGCCATGCAAACCCAGTTACTTGATGCTCAGGTTACTGAGTCAGCAAGTAGAACTGGTGTTAATGAGGCACAAGCTAAGAATTTAGCTGCCGATACTATATTAAAAACGTTGGAAGCACCAAATGTGAGCCAACGTACTAAAAATTTATTACAACAAGAGCTATTAGATAGAGCTCGCACTACGTCTACCAATGCGCTTGAACTGGCTACTCGCCAGTTAATCGACATTGGTAAACCTGAGTTAGAGAAATCAAAAACGGGATGGGGAAAGTTTGTTTCCCCATACATTAAAGACTTCACTGGAGGCGCTTCTGGCGCCGCCAATATTCTTCAACTACTGAAATAGGAGAAAAAATGGCTATTAAAGCTCCATTTTTACGCACCCCATACAACTATGATACGGTTGCTGCGTCAGATGAGTCAGGGTTGGCTTGTGAGGAGCCTTCTCTGGCTCAGCAGCAATTCCGTGATGAATGTGATATTAATACCATTTTAAAACGGTTTAATATTACTGGAGAACTTCCCAATGCCCCTGTATCGCCACGTTATGGCGATTTTACGGGCATTAGTGACTATAAAACCGCGCTCGATCGCGTTATGGCTGCCGAGGAAGAATTCCTCGCTTTACCAGCCACATTACGGGCTCGTTTTGAAAACGATCCCGCAAACCTCATTGAGTTTTTAGACAATGAGGAAAATCGAAGCGAAGCTGAGAAACTTGGCTTAGTAGAGCCAAAATCCCTCGAAATAGCTCCGCTAGTCGAGGAACAAACACCTACTCCTCTGGAGTCGGCGTAAGCCGAGCACAGTTACGTTACTTGATGTAACTGTGCTAGGTGACACCAAACCACAAAAACCCGCATACTAAGGAGCAAAAAAATGATGTACAGAAAGCCTGTAAACAAACGTAAGTCTGTTCGTACGTTTAGACGTACAGCAAAGCGCACTAAAGCTGCTAATATGCACAAAGCCCCTATGCGTGGAGGCTGGAGGCTCTAATAAAGCCTCCGGACACCTCACATGTCCTGCGTTAAACCCCTCAAAGCATATCAATGCTTTGACAAATCTATTGTTTTTGACGAAGTCAGAAAACACGATATCGTTCGATCTTTGAATTTACCCTGTGGCCAATGTATTGGTTGCAGATTGGAAAGATCACGTCAATGGGCTATGCGTTGTATGCATGAAGCCCAAATGCATGAAAATAATTGTTTTATAACATTGACTTATGACGATGAACACTTGCCTAAAGACAAATCACTCCACTATGGAGACTTTCAACGATTTCTTAAAAGATTTAGAAAATCTATTGGAAAATCAAAAATTCGATACTACATGGCTGGAGAATATGGAGAGAAATACGGAAGGCCTCACTGGCATGCCTGTATATTCGGATACGATTTTCCTGATAAAAAGTTTTTCAAAAGAACAGCGTCTCGTTCTATCATATATACATCCGAGCAATTACAAAAACTCTGGCCATTTGGTCATTCCTCTGTCGGAGAAGTTACCTTTGAGTCTGCTGCATACGTTGCTCGATATATTATGCAAAAACAACAAAGCGATCGGTTAAATCCGAAAACCGGTAAACCATATAATGCTATCTATGATTATGTAGACTTAGACTCAGGCGAAATTGTTAAAAGAGTTCCTGAGTTTAATAAAATGTCTTTAAAGCCCGGAATTGGGCATGAGTGGTTCAAAAAATATCAAAGTGATGTTTATCCCCACGACTATGTGATAGTTCGTGGCAAAAAGATGAAGCCTCCCAAGGCCTATGATAAGTTGTATAAAAGCAACAATTCTTATGAATATGATGAATTGCTTTACAAACGGGAAACTAATGCTAAACTAAATCCTGATAATTACGATCCCCAAAGATTGGATGCGAAGCGACAAATCTTAGAATCAAGACTATCACTTTTAAAACGAACTCTTACTTAAGGACCCTCACATGAAATATGCTGTTTGTGCTGTTAAAGATCGCGCTGTTGATGCTTTTAACCGCCCTATTTATGTTCCCACTATTGGAGTCGCTATTCGGTCATTTACCGATGAGGTAAATAGAAAAGAATCCGAATTAGCTACACATCCAGAAGACTATGATTTATATGAATTAGGATCATGGGATGATCAAACTGCTATATATACCCCTCTTGAAGCACCTAGGGTTATTTCTAGGGCGCAAGATATTGCAATTACTGAATAAGAAGTTAAACTAAACCGACTCAACGGATTTTCGTTGGGTCGGAACATTCTAAGGAGCTTGCACACATGCACCGTAATAAGTCGGTAGACGTTCACCAATTTACTATGATTCCTAAGGCCGATATTCCTCGGTCATCATTTGATTGTCAATCTACTCATAAAACTACGTTTGATGCGGGTTATCTAGTTCCTGTTTATGTCGACGAGGTTTTACCCGGAGACACATTTAAGCTAAATATGACTGCGTTTGCACGTTTAGCGACACCTCTTTATCCAATTATGGATAATATGGTACTAGATTCATTCTTCTTTTTTGTACCAAATCGACTAATTTGGTCGAATTGGCAAAAATTTATGGGACAACAAGCGAATCCGGGTGATTCGATTTCTTATGTTGTTCCTCAACAAGTATCACCAGCTGGAGGATACGCGATAGGTTCTTTACAAGATTATATGGGTTTACCCACAGTGGGACAGGTGTCCAATACTGGAACGGTATCTCACTGCGCTTTTTGGCCACGTGCGTATAACTTGATTTGGAACGAATGGTTTAGAGATGAGAATTTACAGAATTCTGTAACTGTAGATATTGGTGATGGACCTGATAACGTAGCAAATTATACTTTGTTACGTAGAGGCAAACGCAAAGATTATTTTACAAGTGCGTTGCCATGGCCACAAAAAGGTGCGTCTGTATCTTTACCATTAGGAACAGCTGCTCCTGTAGTTGCTGAATCTTGGTGGAATAACGGTTCAGGTGGTGGTCAAACCATTACTCCTGAAGCGTATGGAGCTAATAATTTTACTGGTTCTTTAGGTGCTGGTTATACTTTTTATAAAAATGGAAGCGCTGTAACAGCGTTTGATGGACTATATGCAGACCTCTCTCAAGCAACTGCTGCAACAATTAACCAATTACGTCAATCATTTCAGATTCAAAAACTTCTTGAGCGTGATGCACGCGGAGGTACTCGTTATACTGAAATTATTAGGGCACATTTTGGTGTTATTTCTCCTGATGCTCGCTTACAGCGTCCCGAATACATCGGGGGTGGATCAACCTCTATTAATATTAATCCGATCGCTCAAACGTCGGGTACTAATGATAGTGGAACTACTACACCTATGGGCACACTTGCTGCT